AGAAATCCCTGACATCTCGCCCGTTCTTTATGTCAATGCCTGTGATGTTATTGAGTTTTGAGTCTAAGTGTTTCTTGAAATTAGTGCCAACAAAACCTGCATCGCCTGTGATTAGAATTTTCATTGGCGCAAATCTCGCAAGAGGACTTGATAGTCCTCGCTCTTGATGTAAGAGTCATAGGCCAAGGCATCGAATGAATAAATCTCTTGGGCATTGACTGCGCGATAGCCTGCATCCCATTCGGCTTTGCCGGCAATCGGATGGCAATGTTCAATAATCACTTCAGGCAGATAGACAAGGTTGCCAAGGTCTTGACCTATCTTCTTCCAAAAGTTGTCAAGATAGAGATGTTTGAGCTTTGGCGGAACCATCCCGCCGAGGGCGATGACGATGGCTTTTGACATCATCACGGCAGTTGGCAAGTTCTCGCCTTGCAAAAGGTCATTGCCATAGGAAATGCCAGGGGCGGTGCCTATGGCTTTACTCAATGCAATATCCCAATCAGGTGTTCTGAATCTATGGTCATCGCCAATGAAGGTAAAAAACTCGTATTCATTGGCATACTTCTTGGCAGCGACATTGACAGGATAGGCCATTCCCCTTGTGGTGTTTTCAATCTCCAAGATGTATTCGACACCGACTGCGGTGCGATAATTTATTAGTTCCTCATCATCTTTGTCCACAACGAAGAGCAGGTCAGAGCGACAAGAGAACTGCCTGTGTGCTTGCAGAACTTCAACTGCATTCTTTGGCCTGCCTCTTGTTGGCACAAGCACTAGATTATTTTTCACTATCATTGATTTCCCCATAAATAGCGGTGTAAGCCGCCAAGTCGATGATGCTATCTTCGTGGTCAGGTGTCTGAATCAAGCGAGCAATTTTGACAAGACATAAACACAAAGCGACCTGTGAAGCACTTATCTCTTTTTCAAGATAAACACTCCACAGGTCGGCGATGCGCTTGTGATTGATGTATGGGTCGCCATAAATATCTTGGCGATCCGTTGCGGTGAGGCGTTTAGCCTCATCCAAAATCTTCCCCGATTTCATTTTCTTACTTACTACCGCGCCCAAACTCTGTTGCCTTTGGGTCTATGGCCTTTAATATCGGGCCAAGGAATGCTGCAACGAAACAGGCAACATAGTCTTTCAAAGGGCGTGACGGGTCAGCGAGATAGAGAGCTGCGACTGAGGCTGCTCCTGCTCTTGCGTAGGTGCTACCAACTGCGATGAGTTTTTCTTTGTCGAGCATTTGCACTCCTTGAACTTAGGTCTGCCGAAGCCCACTATGAACACCGGCAGAGATGGAAGGACTTTCCCCCGATTTTTAACTTTGTAAGCGCGAATCTTACGACATACCTGACCACCATTGCGTTGATCGCCTTTGACATCAGGTGAAGTGTTGCCCTCAATGACGATGACAGTGCCATTGGCTTTGACTTCTTCAACGATACCGATGTGGGAGATGCGGTCAATGCCATCGGCAGGAAAGTCAAAGAAGGCTAGGTCGCCAGGAAGAGGCGTGGCATCGGCGACTAATTGCCAACGCTTCGCCTCGGCGAACGCCTTTGCCCCTGCCGGTGTGTAGGTGCAATCAGGAATCTTCAAGCCAACTTGCTTGGCACACCAATTGACGAAGGCACCGCACCAAGGCTGATTCGCCTTCTGATACTTTGTTTCATTATCGGCAGGGCCTTCAATGTAGCCAAGTTCGCCTGCTGCCACTTCTAGGAACTTCTCAAATTGCGAACACATTATTTCAGCAGAGCTTCTTTCACGATGTCGGTCAGGAAGTCAACCTTATCCTCTAAGACGGCAACTTTGTCCTTTATCGAACTTCCACCATTTGGCTTGAGTTCGTTTAGGTAGTGCTTGACTAGCCACTTTACTCCAAGGGCAGTTGAGCCAAGGATGCTAAGAAGGGCGACAATAAAGCCTGCCCAATCGGTTGGATTCATTTCTCTCCTGTATCAAGAACCCCAAGTTTTCGAATTCGTCTATGTGGTCATCAATGGTGCGAGTGATCGGAAAGATGTCCTCTGTCATAGAACTGGACTATCTTGAGGGATTGTGCCTAGTTCAGAGCTGCGATCTCGTCTGCTGTCAGACCAAGTGCTGCAAGTTTGGCCTCGGCGCTTGCCTTAGCATCTGCCTTAGCCTGTGCTGCTGCTTCCTCTGCTGCCTTGATTTCTGCATAAGCAACTGTATCTGCTTCGCGCTGAGCGATTTCCTCGGCAGTTAGTTCTACTTCAGTAGTTATCCCTGTGGAGCAATCCACAATTAGTCTAGTTGGCTTTGGCATTGTTTCTCCTTATGCGTTAGATATTCCGTATAGATAAGCGGTTGAGTATTGAGCAATATCTCCTGTATCAGCAGTTAGTGTTATTTGATTAATAGCCGAAGTATCCGCCCATAATCCCCCAATCATTCTCATAAATGCAGTTGCTCCATTGTTTTCAGAAACAGAGTCCGTCATAACGGCTTTGTGTTGATTACTTGTATAATTTGGAATGTAAATAACGGCGCTTCCAAAAGTGCTTGCGGAATCAGTCGGCTGGCACATAATAAATTGTAAAACAGAGGTAGAGGAACTTATCGGACTAGCGCCTCCATTATTTTGTAAATATTTTTCACTTCTATTCGCAGTAGCGTTATTAAACTTCATAAAACAAACAGCAGAAGTTGCCGTTTCTTCTCTTGCGGAAACTAATAAAAGTAAATCGGTGTAAGTTTGTGGGATAGAGGTAAAATCAATACTAGCCGTGCCACCACTTCCTACTATTGACTTATTAATTGGAACAAAAGTTGTTGGCATTATGCTGCCGCAATTCCGTAGAGAGTTATTACTGAGCCTGAACCAAAGTCATTACTTGTGGCCGCGTCCACATCTATTTGATTTATAGCGGCGCTATTTTGCCACACTCCGCAATCTAATTCTACGCCTGAATCTGTTGAGGCTGTTCTTGCCAAAATGGATTTGTAGTAAGAGGTATTACTGTAATTTGGAAAATTCATAATAATTGTTGCTGTTGCGGCGGTAGTGCTTGGAGTTCCTGAAACTCGCGCTATGCTCCAAAATGAGGCGCTTGTATTTCTTGTGCTTGCTACTGTTGAGCCATTTCCGTAAAGTTGAGTAGTGCTATATCCACTACTATTGCCATTAACAGTTACTCTTAAAGTAGGTTGATTAGTGCTTGCGGCTTTGTAAGCCCAAACTAAAATTAAATCAGTATAAGCGGTGCTAATTGAAAGAAACTGAATTGCGCTTTGAGTGCTACTTAAAGTTTGTGATTGTATTTTTTCATAAGTTAATCCAGCCGCCATTATGCGCTCTCCTTAATTCCGTAAAGTCCATATTTACTTCCTGCTGTAAAATTATTGCCACCATCTAAATAAAATCTTAATGATGTTATCGCAGAACCACTATTATACCAACCGCTATTCATAGATGCTTCCCCTCCATAGCCTGTGTTATTTGTATCAACTCCGTGAATTCCCCTAATAGTTTTTATTTTAGTAGTATTTGTATAATCTAATAAATCAATAATGCCAACGGTAGGATAAGTTGTGTTGAATTGTCCAGTATAACCCATACCTAGAATTGCGGCGCGACTAGTTAAGTCACCGCCACTCGCAGTTGCACCACTACCAAATGTGTAGTGTGTTCTATAATCGCCAGTGCTTGTATTACCATTTATTTCCATAAACTGAGTTCCAAAACTATTTGAAAATCCGTAGTATCTTAATTGCAAATGCGTAAAAGTGCCTGGAATTCCAGTAAAAGAAATGCTTGCTTGAGTTCCAGTAAGAGTTTGAGTTTGAATAGACTCAAAACCCGGTGGAGCAGCAACAAGTTTAGAACTGGCGATGATGCCTAGAATAGTCATTAGGCAATATCTCCTACTACCAAAAATGTATTTGAAGCGGTGCAGATAATAGAGGCAGCAGATTTATTAGCGCGTAGTTTAGGTGCGCTAGAGGTTGCACCTGTGCTAGTTATTGTGACTCCTGCTCCTTGAGCAAGGGTCACCTGCCCTGCGCCAATCTGAGCTATATTGATTACATCCCCTGCGCTGAAAACAGATGGCGGAACTGTCAAAGTGATTGGGCTTGCGTTATTAAGGGTCACTAGCTGATTTAAGTTTCCTGCGACAAGCGTGTAGGTCGTGCCTGTTTCGGCATCAAATTCTAGTTTCTGTCTTAGGGTCACAGTTCCACTTGTCGCGCCCCCTGATAAGCCTGAGTCCGTGCCTGTGACTATGCCTTCGATGTCGCCCGAAGCAGGTGTTGCGAATTGGAAGAAGATAGCTGCGCTCGCGCTAGTGAAGCGAAGAACGCCACCTTGATTCTGAGCAAGAGCAAGTGATCCTGATGTTGCAACAGTTGCGGTGCCTGCGGTAATCGTGCAAACGCCTGCGCCAAGATTTATGATTGTGACAATGTCGCCTGCTGCAAACAACCCTGTGTTCACAGTGATTGTTGTTGCGCTGGCATTGCTCATAGTAATTGCATCACCAGCATCAGCAGCAACTAAAACATACGAAGCAACTTTAGCGTTCGCAGCACCACCAAGCATTGCAGTTTGCTGAAGCGATGTCATTTGCGCTGCCGTCAAGACCTGACCGGTCGTGAAGGTTTGTTTAGCCATTTCTTCTCCTTAGTATGAAAGAACTCCCACAGTTCCATCAAGCAGACCTTGAATTGTGGAATCCAAGATGAATGCCTGAATTATAGGCTCTGCGGTGAGGAAGCGTGTTGTCCAAGTGTTCGGTGTAATGTCGTGGGTGATGCCTTGAACGAATAACTCCAAGTCAAAACTTGATCCTGCCTGCCCTGTCTTTGTCACATTTATCAGCGTGAAC